AGAATATTTAATCGAAAAGACAAAACTAGGTTTTGGTTTGGAGCAATAATGGATATAGTAAAACTAAGAGAACAACTCGCTATAGACGAGGGAGTAAAATACGAAATATATAAAGATCATCTGGGTTACCCAACTTGTGGTATAGGCCATTTGATTTTAGAATCAGACCCAGAACATGGTCAACCAGTAGGAACACCTGTATCTGAGGAAAGAGTAAACGAATTATTTGATAAAGATTGTCAAGTTATGATAGATGAGTGTAAAATTCTCTATCCAAATTTTGATGAACTACCAGAAGAAGCAAAACAAATAATAGCAAATATGATGTTTAATATGGGTCGTCCTAGATTAAGCAAATTTAAAAAAATGAAAGCAGCTGTAGATGAGCAAAATTGGGAAGAAGCTGCAAATCAGATGGAAGACTCAGGTTGGTATCGACAAGTTACTAATAGAGCTGAACGTCTATGTGATAGAATGAGGGTAATAGGAATTGTTTAAACATGTACCTGTGAAGTTACCAGAATTGGTAACAGAAACTATTAATAAAAAAAGATACTATGTAACACCAGATGGTAATAAGTACCCATCTATCACCACAGTATTATCTACACGAAACAAAAAAGGTTTGTTTGAGTGGCGTAAACGGGTGGGTGAAGATGTCGCTAATCACATATCAAGAACAGCTGCGTCAAGAGGTACAAAGGTTCACCAGATGTGTGAAGATTACCTCAATAATAACTTTGATTTAGACAAACATAAAAAGAATTTTTTACCATACTGTTTGTTTACACAACTTAGCGAAAAGGTCTTATGCAAGATTGACAACATTCGAGCTCAAGAAATAGCTTTGTATTCTGATAAATACAAATTAGCAGGTAGAGTTGATTGCATTGCCGAATACAATGGTGTTCTATCAGTTATAGACTTCAAAACCTCAGCAAAGGAACGTAAAGAGGAATATAATCAAAACTACTACATTCAGGCCTCAGCATATGCTGAAATGTTTGAAGAGCGTACTGCTCAATCAATCGACCAGATTGTAATTTTGGTCGTAACAGAGGACGGTGTGGTACAAGAGTTTATTAAGGACAAAAAAGAATATGTTCCAATAATAGATGAAATTATTACAGAGTTCGCAAAGGATAACGCCAATGAAACGTCTATTAACAATTTTTCTGTTTAGTGTACTCTTTATATGTAATAGTGCATATGCGATACCTGACCAAGATGAACCAAAAGATCAACCACTATTTAAATTACCAGAAGCACCTATAGGAACAGCACCATTCTTTGTTGAGAAACCTACGTTGTGCCAAAACGGACCTGCTTTTATTGCAATACTAGAACAGAGACAGCAATATAGAGTGTTCATGGGTGCTGGACAACTTGTAAGTAAAGAGGGTGAAAAAAGTGGTATAATGATATTTACTGCTGCAAATTTTGACGATGGTGGATTTACAATATTTGAATGGCATCAAAGTTATGGCATCGCTTGTATTTTAGCAGTAGGTCAAGGATTTCAGATACTAGAATTACCAACTGAGTCTACATCAACTGGTGTAATGACAATCTATGATTTAAGTTTGTAAAAGGCCTTGACAATTCAAGGTAGTTTATGGTATAAATATATTTGAATTCGGTGAAGCTTTGTAGAAAAGCAGTAAGGACTAGGGTGCGATACCCTACACCTCCACCAAATCTAGATAACCTCGACTTAGGGGGTGAAATAGGTTTCGACTACTGACGAGTATCTTTGCTGAGGATTCACAACCATAAGTGCAAACAATAATTTTGCAATGGCAGCTTAAACCTAGCGGTTAACCCTGTCGGGGTTGGCAAGTACCTGGCAACAGAAACTTGCCATTTTAATATAAAAAAGGAAATATTATGAGTTTAAAAGGAACTAAAACAGCACAAAACTTGAAAGATGCATTTTCAGGTGAAAGTCAAGCAAATAGAAGATATCTTTATTTTGCACAAAAAGCAGATGTAGAAGGCGCACCAGATGTGGCAGCAGTATTTAGAAGCACGGCAGAAGGTGAAACTGGTCACGCACATGGACATTTAGAATATTTGGAAGAGGTCGGTGATCCAGCAACTGGTGAACCAATGGGCGAAACAGAAGCCAATTTAAAATCTGCAATACATGGTGAAACACATGAATATACAGACATGTATCCTGGTATGGCAAGAACAGCTAGAGAAGAAGGTTTTGATGAAATTGGTGACTGGTTTGAGACACTAGCAAAAGCTGAAAAATCTCACGCAGGTAAATTTCAGAGAACTCTTGATGCTTACAAAACTAACACCTAAAAAATTTTCATTAGAGATAGAAAAAATTTCTAGTGAAAATAATTTAAATCACTTAGACTCAGTACTGTTATATTGTGATAAAAATAAAATGGAAATTGAAACAGTAACAAAATTAATTACAAAAGCGTTGAAACAAAAAATAGAAGCAGATGCTTCAACTCTTAAATTAATTAAAAGTGATAGTGGAGTTGGTAAGTTACCAATATAATGGATGCGGCAGATGTATATCTAACATATTGTGCAATCAAAGCTCACTTTTCTAAAAACAACTATGATTACCATAAGTTTGCTGGTAAGACCAAAATAAAGAGAGATAGTTTTTACAAGAGAAAAGATAGATTTTTCTTTGCAAGATTAGCTAGAAAATACAAAACTAAAGAAGAAATAGAAAACTATCTTGTAGCAAATTATATAACTGTTAAAGGTGGATGGGTTGGAAAGTATGAAGATGAATACTATACAGATTGGAAGAAGAGAACGGAATCTCTTACACATACTTTTAAGAACGATATAGAACCATATACTGATAGATTTGAAGAATTATTTAAATGGGAAGATACACATCCATTACTATTGAGAGAGTATCTAGGTAAAAGAGTTTCATTGGAAACAATGATTATATTGGACGAATTAGTTCAATATCAAAAGAATTGGCAAGATGACTTGATATGGACAGACATAAAAAATCTTATGAATAGATATAAAAAGTTCTTGACAATAGACAAGAAAAGGTGTAGAATGGCACTATTAACTTGTATAAATAATAATACAAATTAACATACGATAACATACGTTTACATAAGGAGAAATAAAATGTCATTAGACAACATACGTAAAAATAATTCTTTAGATAAATTGCTTGGTGCAGTTACTAAAGAGAACCAACCTCAAGAGAAAAAATCATACACAGACGAGAGACTATGGAAACCAGAGTTAGACAAATCTGGCAACGGTTACGCAGTACTTCGTTTCTTACCAGCTGTTCATGGCGAAGAACTACCATGGGCAAAAGTATATTCTCATGCATTTCAAGGACCGACTGGTCAATGGTATATTGAAAACTCATTAACTACTGTTGGACAGAAAGACCCCGTATCTGAGTATAATACGGCTCTTTGGAATACAGGTGCTGAGTCTGATAAAGAGATCGCAAGAAAACAAAAGAGAAAGTTACAATACTACTCTAACGTTTATGTGGTTACAGACCCTAAACACCCAGAGAACGAAGGTAAGGTTTTCTTATTTAGATACGGTAAGAAAATATATGATAAACTTTTGGCTGCGATGCAACCAGAGTTTCAAGACGAGAAACCTGTCAATCCATTTGACCCATTTAGTGGTGCTAACTTCAAATTGAAGATTAGAAAGGTTGCTGGTTTTTGGAACTATGATACATCTGATTTTGAATCATCTTCACAGTTATTTGAAGACGAGGCAAAAATCGAAGCAGTATGTCAAAAAGCATATCCTCTTAAAGAGTTTACAGCTGCAGATAACTTCAAATCATATGACGAACTCAAAACGAGACTCGATATTGTTTTAAGTGGAAAGACTGTGGTCGGTAATGTCGCAGAGACTATCGAAGAATCACCTGTTGAAACAAAGACGGAAACCAAAGAAACAAAGTCAGAAACAACAGACGATACTCTCTCATACTTTGAGAAACTTGCAAATGCATAGGAAAATCAAGGAAAAATAAACCCTTGACAATAACCCCTAATATGTGTTATCTTGATACTTATAAACATAAAGGAAAGGTAACACATGTTAAATTTCTTAAACTTAGTGAAAAAGGAGAACTACATCATGGGTAGACAAGCACTATCAAAAACAGCAAAGATCAGAAACCTATTCAATACAGGTGCTGACGTTACTTGGAAAACTCTAAGGAACAAATTTGATCTGAAATCTCCAGCTGCAATGGTTGGAAAATTGAGAAACGAAGGTATGATGATTTACGAAAACAGATCATCTAAAGGTGTTTCTTACAGAGTTGGTACACCATCTAAAGCGATTATCGCTGCAGGTATCAACAAAGTATTCGGCAAACAAGTCGCATACTCTGCTTAATTATAATTAAGTTAAACTTTAGAAAGGGCGCTTCGGCGCCCTTTTTTGTATGCCCCTTTAGCTCATCTGGTAGAGCAACTGATTTGTAATCAGTAGGTGGTTGGTTCGACTCCAGCAAGGGGCACCACATTATGATAAATAAAATTAAAGAACTAGGCGATAACTTAAAATTATTACAAGGACACGACCGTTTACAATATTTGGTTGATAAGGCAAAAGAGATTAAGCCATTACCAGAAGAACTTAAAATAGAGAAAAACAGAATTCATGGTTGTGCTAGTAATTTATGGATTGTTGGTGGTGTAACAAAAGAAAACACCATGAAATATTATGTTGATGGTGAATCACATATCACAAAAGGAACGGCAAAACTTATTATTGATATAGTCAATGATGAGAAACAAAGTGAAGTTGCAAAACTTAATGTAGAAGATTTTACAGTATTAGGAATAAAAGAGTTACTAACTATACAAAGACAAAATGGTCTTGGTCATTTACTTGATAGGATAATTAAGATAGCAAATGAATTATATTGAGTCAAAAGAAAAATATCCCTTTGGTGTTCGTAATTATTATGAAGATGCCATGTTTGCAACAATCAAACGACATACTGGTCAAGAAGTACCTTTACATATAGATTTAGAACTTACTACATTAGAAAAGGCTGCGATGATTCGTGATGAGTATAATCCACGAATGACAGATTGGTATATGCATAATGAAAGTGTATCATATGCTTGGGTTGCAGAAAGAGCTTGTAAACTTGCTGAAGAGATTAGTAAAGATTTAGCAGAGACTAAATTTGAGTGTCATGAGAGTTGGGGTGTTCACTACAAAGACACAAACAACGCTAGTCCTCATAGTCATTGGTTATATCAGTATGCATTTGGTTATTATGTAAAAGTACCAGAGTATGCACCAATAGTATTTCCTAACGCAAACTATGAATACAATCCTAAACCTGGCGATCTAATTGTATTTC